CAGTGCCTTATATGCAGCCCTTAACTCTGCTGCTCTTTCGTCACCATAAAACTTCTTAGATACTGTGGAACCTTCAATGATACCTAGACCCTCTAGGCTTCCCCTAGTTTTAGAGACAATGGCATTTTTCAAAGCAAGCTGTTTAGCCATTTCTTCTGTTAAGTCTTTATTTAAACCTAGTTGCGTTTGTACCGCATCGTAAAGGTTAACCTCTGCTTGCAGCTTTGCGCCAGTAATACCTAGTGCTTTCCTAGATTCAATAAACAATCTTCTAGCTATATCAGCCTTTACTTTTTCAATCCTAGCACCTTCGTCAGCGTTCTTTAATGAAAAGTACTCGGCAGAAGCTATAGAAAGTTTATCATTCAACCTAGCTTTTTCTTTGCTGTGTGTCTTTTTTATTAGGGCATCTATCTTAAGCTGCTCTTCATACTGCTCCATCAGTAGTTTAAGCTGTGCGTCTAAGTTGGCATTAGTGGCCTTTACTTGATCGTTATGTTCGTCACCAGCCTTTGCTTGATCATCCGCAAGAGTGCTTAACTCATCAGCCATTACTTGAATAAGGCCAGTTTCAAGGAGAACACCTTTAATCCTTTCCTCCATTACACTACCATGCTTTTTAGAGAAAGCAAGAAGGTCATCCCCCAAGGCGGCAATATCGGCAGATGTTTCTACTATTCTTGGCTGTTGTTTAGTACCCTTTATAACTTCTGCTAATTGCCCTTGTACTTTTAATAGGTACTCAGAATTACTTAAATCTTCTTTTGAAGGGCCAAACTTAGTCCCTAGGATAAACTTCTGCATAAAGCTACCCTCTTCTAGTTTCTCAGCACCATTACCTATCTCCTTTAGTAGCTGATTAAAAGATATAGACACTTCTTTAAAGGTTTCTTGCGCCTTCGCATTTTTGAGAAGCTTTAAATAGTTTTGTAAGCGTTCCGTAGCAGCAGAAATTGGCGCACCCAATGTGCTTTCTAACATACTTGTTGTGCTGCTTAAATCATCTAGTGCTTCCCCAACAGCCTTTACACTTTCTTCAAGCTGTTTACCTGCGTCTCTGGTGTCTAGGAACGTCTTAAGGAGCATGGTGCCTAACGATAGACCAATACCGATAACAGCACCAGCAACTCCGGGAAGTAGACCAGCAAGTTGTGTACCCTGTTGACCAAAAGCTACAAGTGCGCTAGTACCTGACTGCACCTGTACAAAGAAGTCACCAACCTGATAACCTACTTGCTGAGCATACATACCAAACCTGTTTGTGCTGCGACTTGCTTGGTTTACATGAGTAGCCCAACGATCAATGTCACTAGTACTACCGTTAAGTAAAGTTCTAAGATTACGCACTCTAGTGTTAATTTGTGCAACACCTGTATTATACCGTTCTTGACTTATTCTACCCCTTGTCAAATTTCTATTAAGTTCTAATATTCCACCAGAAGTTCTTGCTATCTCTGCCCTAAGTCGGTCTTGGTTTCTGACTGAACGTAATACAGTCCTATCATCTACAGATATAGTTAGAAGAATATCATCAGCCATTGTTTACCCTCATATAAACTCCGTCAATCCTCTTAACCGCTTCTACTTCCCAAGCTGTCATAGGCGTGTCAGTTAGTTCTTTCCATGCTTTTATTTGTTCGTATGTTATCGGGTTAGGGCCACTAAAGCCACCAGTTCTTGAGTTGCTTAACGCAATAAAGGCAGACCAGATATGAGCCACAAGAGTTGGGAAGTCGGGTCCATCCAATTCTTTTAGTTCTAATCCTGTCTGCCTTTGTACTTGTTCCAAGTGTTCTCTCTCGGTGGTTCCAGATTCATCACGCTGATTAAGTTTGAAGTTAAATTCAGAAAACTCAACTAGGTCATTAATCAGCCCTTGGTAAAATCCAGCGAGTCAGCTACGGCCTCCTCAATCTGATCCTTAATCCAAAACACTTGTTCGTAAATCTCTTTGGCTGTGTCAGCAGAGTACTTAGGCTTCTTACCATCGTATGTTATATTCCAAGACTTAGTTGCCTTGACTAACACTTCTAGGGTAGCCTCTTCAATACTCTCAGCCGTAATATCGACCTTCTTCTTTCCTTGGGCTTGCTTAAGCCGTTTGTTAGTTTGGTGATGCAATATACCCTTGTACTCTTTAGAGTGGGGTGCATACATAGTAATGGTCATTTCTGACTTGTCATCGTTAGTCAGAGGTTCCAGTGTTGTAGGGTGTACGATAGTAACGTCTACAGTATCACTGGTTGGTGTTAAGTTCTTTAAGTCCATTGTCAGGTTCCTTGGGTCAGGGTTAGTCGGGTAGATTTAAATGGGGAGCATCAGACCCGACACCAATGCCCCCCGCCCTAGCTAGGGATTAGTCTGTACGAGTAATCTTAAAGTTACTTGTAGTTGTCGTATCGTACAGTGCGGTGAAGGCAAGGCTAATGATACGGCTAGTTGGGCCATCTACACCTACATCAGCAGAGTTAATTTTAACCCGTGGAAATAGGAAGGTGTAAGCATTAGCAGCAGTCGGATCGTTGACAGATACTTGAATGGCTGACTCTGTCTCATTAAGGAAACGGTTAATCAGGGCAGCGTCATCAAAGTATGCTGAGAATGTACCTGTTACTTCTGCACGACCAACCTCAAGTGCTGGTGCTTCATCAGAGCCAACAACAAAAGTGGGTGCGAAGGAATTAGTTACATTGAAGTCAATGGCTGTAATGATTGCAGAGGATGCAAGGCCAGCTACATTGTTACCAATCTGTAGATCACCTGAGTAGGCATCGAAAGGGGAGTTAGTGCTTGCTGCGTCCTGTGTCTTCTCTGTGGCACCAATAGTCATGCCTTTACCAACCATACCAAAGGTAGTAGTTACCATCTGATTAGGGGCAATAGAGACACCCATAGTGGAAACAGTTTGACCTGTAAACAGACGAGCCTGATCAATATCAGCAGAGTAGTCTTCAATGGAAAAGTATTTAGGGGTTGTACCTACAGTAAGGTAGTCGTTGGTGCCAGCGTTTGTCCAAGTGTTAAGCATGACTGACTCAAGAAATGTGTCGTAGTCACCTTTACGAAGGTCAACTACAATGTCACCAGCGGACTGTTTGTTACCATGACGCTCATGGCGAGGCATACGGTCAGCTTGAATGTCTGTACCAGCAACCAAGTCTTTAGTCAGGTTAAGACCGTGTGAAGTGAATGGGATGTTCTGGAAGTTACCAGCAGGGGTAGTTCCGAATGTGGATTCAGTGATAAAGCTTAGGCTAGACCGTGAACCCTGTGCGAAGGTAGGCATGTGTTATTCTCCTAGTGATCAAGGCTTACGCCTCTAATTAGTGATAAATGTACCAGCCGATATTTATCGGTATATAGTACCAAGGTGTATCTAAGAACCCTTGCTGTCTTTCGGCATAGTCTATTGATACGTTAAAGCTGTTTAGTGCTACGTCTGTGGCAGCTTCAAAGTTCTCTATTACAGTGTTAGCGATACCATCAGCAGTTGCTGGGCCATTACCCTCTGGACAATACACTGTTACTGAGTATATGCCACTATAACGCTGAGAAGGATTTAAGCCTCTTACAGCAGGAACACGAGTAATAGGGATGTACATAGACTTAATGAAGCTAGTACCAGTTGTGGGGTCGTAGGGTACATTGTCAAAAGCTATTGGAGGTATACCAGAGATACCAGCTAACTTGCTTTCCAAAGCGGCCCTAATGTCTGAATGAATACTAGCCAAGGAGGAACCTCACTTTTGCAAATACTTTATAGGCAGGGGTTTTACCTAAACCGTCTTCTACTATACGGGAATGTTTAGACCTATTCCTAAGTACAAAACCATCAATCAAACCTTTGCCAAGGGCTTCTATATCTGCGTACAGGTTGTCCCTAGCTAAGTCTCTGTGGGCTTGCGGATTAGTAGACTTCTTCCTAGCACCCTGTAACTTCATGCGACCACCACCAGCACCTCTAGGCTTAATGGAAAAGGACTCTACATATGCACCAGAGTAAACAGGAGATATGTCTTGTCTTACAACAGTGTCAGCTATCTGTTTAGCCTTAGCTTTAACTTGCCTAGAAGCAGCCTTGTTAATCTTTTCTTCTACAGACTTAAAGGTTGCTTGAATAGACTGTGGTAACTTAGCCATTATTCCCTCACATCACAGATGTAACATAGTGCAACGCCAGCAGAGAAGATAGTAACAACAGACAGAATATTAACTGTGTCTCCATTGCCTGTTATCTGATCCTCATCGTCTGGTACTACAGTTAGGCTAGAAGCGGAAATAAGGCACTTACGAGTACCTCTGCGTATTTCATCAATGTTGCCAGCTATACCATTATCGTAGTTGTAGAAGTAACCAGTGAAGGAATAGTTAGTAGTAGCTGATCCAGTGACAGTACCATTAGCAGGATTGTAAGTGCCAGAAGTAGTCACCTTCTTAAGCGTAAGAGGTTCACCAAACCTATTAACTAAGTTCAGTAAGTCATATGATCTAAACGACATGTTAACCTACCTTAGTCATACGATGAGTTGTAGTCTTCACCATTGTAGCTTGGTGGGTTCTTAAACCTGTCCCTACGGAAAGAAGGCTTAATACGGTCTGTGTTGTCTCTGACAGCCTCTACAGCGGTCTTAGAGATACCACCAGCGTAGATGCCTATGTTACCACCAGCAGTCTTAGCTTGGTACTCTAGGGTGTCTGCCAGTGACAAGTACTGTTTAGCTAGGTCAGAATAGTCAGCACTTAAAGCACCATCTAAAGCTGTTGTTACCTGTCTTGAGTACTTAGAGGCGATAGTTCTAGCTGACCAACTAGCAGTGTGATAAATAGAGTTATTATTCTGGCCTAAACCAAAGGTTATCTCTTCATCTTCTAACTGACGATCAGCAGTGTCAGTATCACCTACTAATAGCCTAACAGAGTTAAGACGTTGGGCTGCATCTGCCGTTCCAAGATTTGTTGGGTCATATGTCCACCCCATCGTCTACTCCTGCTTTAGTCTTCTAATATACCGTCTCTTATTTCAAAGAACTTATCTTCGATCCATCTGTTGTTACGAAGGTAGCTTCTTAGTAAGGCACGTTGTTTAGCATCTATTTTAGACTGCTTAACTTTCTTGTCGTTATATTCTTTAGTGCTATTAGTGTTAGCTTTTACTTCTGCGTTTAGAAGTCCTATCAGCTTGTCTAGTTGTGGGCCAGTTAGTTCACTTAGCCTATCTCCAACTTTAGCTTGTTTCTCTAATTCTCTATTGTGGTGGATAAAGCCTTGAAGATATAACTGTGCGACAGACTCTGATCCTAGTCCACGATTTAACCAGTTATAGTGTTCTTGGGTTTCCCACTGTTTACCGTCTGAGGTAAAGGGNCTCTTTACGAAAACAGGCCAGTCTATCTGCCAGCCAAGGTATGAAGGGTGCATTGTCGGGGTATCCTATGTTGGGTAAGGTAGGGGACACCTAAGCCCCCCACCAGAGTACAACTTATTGTACGATGTCTTTAAAGAAGTAGCCCAAGTCTGCGCCAACAACTTTCATGTCATAGGACATTTTCACTTGGATATGTTCAGCGATTTGCTGACGCTTCAGTGCATCATCCGAGAAGGATTCAACAGTGATACCCAAGTTGTTTGCGCCGGGAATGTTGTTCCAAGCGAATGTCATACCAGCAGCAGGGGTCATAAGACCAGCACTTGAAGGTGTGTGACACAACAGAGCATGTTTACCACCGATAAAGGCATTACTTTCAGCAGCACCCTCAACAGCAGTGTTATTGACAGCTTCCATGACGAAGAAGTTTTCTACCTCAAAGATTTCAGCCAACTTAGCGTCTGTGATCAACGCTGGGTTAGTTACGGTAGAGCCACCATTCAAACGTGCCAGAATGTCTGGGTGATTGATGAGTTCGTCCCGTGTTACCTTACCAACAACCATAGTGTTTGGCTTGTAGCCGCCCGACTTCAGTTGCATTGCACGACGAGCATCAGTTACGTCAGTGATAGGTGTTGAGTTGGTGTAGTCGTTCCAGTAGACAGGAGTACCTGCACCAGAAGCTGCACCAGCAACCTCAGTACCCCAAACTCCTGTAGAGAAGAATGTTGTAGCAAAGTTCTCTTCGCGGTGGATCATCAGGCGCATTGCCAGAGTTTCAGCACCAGCAGAACGGATGTTCAGTACTTCGTCTTCGTTAGCGATAGTCTGCTCATCGAAGTCCATACCAAGTCCGTATACATCAGCGAAGTAGCTGCTGTTAGAAATGGTCATACCAATGCGGTTAACCTCAGTACGTGGCGCAAGTTTCTTTACGTCACCTGTGCGGTTCATATTGGCACGGTCATAGATGTAGTACTTGTCAGACTGACGAGCAACACCTACTGTTGGAAATACCTTGTCAGCGACAAAGTTGGTTTGTGATTGTGCATACGCCAGTGTCAAGTTAGACAGAGGGGTGTCGATATGCACCTGTGATGGAGTTAATAGTGGCATAATAGTTCTTCCTTATTCTATGCTAACTTAAGCAGCAGCGTTGCCGCCTTGGATGAGTTCGATAGCAATGATCTGGCTAGTAACACCAGCTTCAGTTGCATAACCCATGATGATGTCAGTAGAAGCAGCGTTTACAGCAAGACCGGCGGCATCAATACCAACAGCACCACCAGCGGTAACAGTAGCACCACATTTTACCATTGTCTTACCTTGGACAACTACAGTAGCGGCATTATCTTCAGCGGCACCTACGAGGCATACACCAAAAGCAGAGTCACCGTTACCTGCCAGAACAGCTTCAGCAGCAGAGTCTAGTTTAACGAATTTAAATTGAGCAGCAGAAAGGTCTGCCCCTGCGATTACAGTACGGGTATCCCGTGATTGCATAACAGCCATGTTTATTCCCCTTTATAGGATTTAGTGATTAGAGCCTTGCCTTCATCGGTCTTAGCTACAGCAGCATAAGCCAAAGCATGTTCGCTCTTTTTCATTTTGTTGGTGTCCATGTAGGACTTTACGAGTGCGTCAAGTTTGTCAGCGGCAGTCGAAAACTCACCGTCAGCATCAGATTTACCCAGTTCAGTCATGCTTTCTTCAAACACCTTATCGGCTGCTTTGAGTGCTTGCATGATTGTTTCTTCGTCTCCGAAATTGGCAACCAAAGATTTGGCTACTTCAAGATCAAAGTGTGGTAGTTCGGCCTCTGCATGTTTAACTAAGATAGCATCTGCCTTAGCAACTTCTGCTTCTTCCAGAGCCTTAAGGATAGGCGCAGGAATATCAGCTTTGTTGATTTGTTCGTCACCATAAGTCACAAACTCAGGCTCAACCATTTTCTCGATTGAGTCTGCTTTAACGATGTAACCAGCTTCTTCCAGAGACTTGCTAAGGCGATCAATCTCGGCTTTAGCTAGGTCTAGTTCAGCTTGAATGGTGTCTACCTCGTCCAACGGACCTTGGTAATCTTTCTTCATGTCCATGTTGTACATTTTCATAGCTTCGTCCTCAGACATACCTTTGTCCATGTAAGGCTTCAGCTTGGCTTTCATGTCATCAGACATTTTTTCTACTTCGTTCTCCATAGTTTCTCCCTCGGAGTTGTCCCTTTTATAAAGAGAGACCATTGCTTGTTTGTTAGCTGGACGATCAACCAAGGACAGTTCATCTAACTCAAGTTGTTTAAGTAAATTAGGCATCATAAGATTCCTTGATTGCACGACCACCTATTGAGAAGGCCGCAAGTTCACCAGATTTGACCCTAGCCCAGACGTCATCATCGTAGACTTTAAAAGCTACAACCCAACCCTCTCGGTCACTCTGGATGCCAAGGGACTCACCAATCTCTTTGGTGACAGGCATGGAATGGATAACCGCCCCAATCTGATCCCCTTTGTGCATTTCTTTACCGACACGAATATTCTCCATGAAGTTATTCACGGCCTTTACAAGTGTCTCTGGTTCGATAACATCGCCTTGGCGATCAACCACAGGTTCGCCCTTTTCGGTAACGACTGAGGCCCATCCATAGACGAGACGTTGTTCGTCATCTGCCTTAAGGATTTGTCCTTCGATATTGTGTTTTGTGAGTTGTGACACTGAGGTTCCTCCCTCCCACATTCTGCAAGACCAGTATCCTGCTGTTGTTTTGTCCTTCTTTGAGTCGCAGTTATGCCTTGCACGGAAGTTGGC